CACCTGCAGAATACGCCCGCGCAGATGATAATTACGGCTCACCTGCTGGCTGCCGAACTGCTCCGAGTCCACCTGCACGCCGACCAGTGCCGTGTTCGGGTAGCACTGTTTCACATCGATGATTTCGGTGTATGACGACCAGAGCGTTTTGTTCTGCAGCTGGTCTGTGGTGCTGTCCGGCGTCATCCTGCGCATCCGGATATTAAACGGGCGCGGCGGCAGGTTATCCACCACCACCGAGGCCAGATACTGCGAGGTGGTTTTACCCTTAATGGTGATGTCTTTTTCCGTCACCCAGCCACCGTTACGCTGTATCTGAACCAGCAGGCGGACTTCCGACGGATTCCGGTCCCCCTTTGAGGTGGTTTCCACCAGTGCCTGCACACCGAAAGTAAAGCGCAGACGATCGATGTTTGCCGACGTGATGGTGCGGGTGATCGGCGTGTCGTATTTCACTTCCGTACCCAGCACCGTCTCAGAGCCGGAGGATTCAAATCCCTCCGGCGGTGTCTGCTCCTGCTCACCGGCCCGGAACACCACCGTGACACCGGAGATGTTGGTATTACCTTCACTGTCCAGCACCGGCGTACTGTTCAGCAGCACGCTTTTTAATCCATCCACCGGACCTTCAATCGGCCCTTCGCTGATGGCATCAATCACACTCAGCAACTGCGTGGATTTGAGGTTGTCCTTCGCTTCGCGCGGGGTATGCCCCTTACTGCTGCCTTTACCCATTCCTCACGCTCCATAAACGACAAAACCGCCCGCAGGCGGTTTCACATAAAACATTTTGCATCAGCGACCAATCACCACAACCTGACCACCATCCCCTTCGTCTGCCGTGCTGATCTCCTGAGAAACCACGCGTGACCCCACGCGCATTTCACCGTACAGAACAGGCAGAATATTGCCCTGGGCAACCATGTTATCCAGTGAGGAGAAATAGGTGTTCTGTTTGCCGTTATCCGTTGTCTGCGTTCGGGGGGTTTGGGGTTTAGGAGCCAGCATCTGTGCAACACCACCAAGCGTCATCGCTGCCCCCATAGAAAAGAGAATGTCACTGAAAGCGATACTGATTCCCGGCATCCAGATTGCCGTAGCAATCAGCGCCGCACCCAGCACTGCCTGAAAAACACCGCCACTTTTGGCACCCGCCAGACGCGGCACAATGTGGATCACGGCACCATTTGCCAGCGGCTCATTAAGACGGGCAGATAATTCGGTTTCGCCTGCATCACGCCCGGCAATGCGCACCTGATACCAGCCCTCATTCAGTTTCTGACGAAACGCCGGGATCTGTGTGGCCAGCGCACGGATAGCTTCGGCCCCCGTTTTTACACGAAGGTCGATGCGGCGACCAAATCGTTGTAAATCCCCGTAAAGGCAGATGCGTGCCATGCCCGGTGACGCCAGAGGGAGTGTGTGCGTCGCTGCCATTTGTCGGTGTACCTCTCTCGTTTACTCAGTTGTTCAGGAATATGGTGCAGCAGCTCGCCGTCGCCGCAGTAAATTGCGGCGTGATTCGGCACCGATGAACCAAAACAGCACAGCAGCACATCGCCCGGCTGCGCCGCTGACAACGGCACCTGATACAGCCCTGTTGCCTCCAGATTATCCAGATAGAGATTCTGGCCGTGACGCCACCAGTCATCCTCGCGATGAAAATCCGGCATCTCAATCCCCGCCAGATGATAAGCATCCCGGAACAGCGTGTAACAGTCCGTCACCCCGTGCTCAAAGCGCCGCCCGGTGAGATGCGGCACACAGCGGAACTTATGAATTGTCCCCCGGCAGACCAGCCACCACGGCAAATCACTCTGCACCTGCAGCCGCCGGTCGGCCTCACTCAGCCAGGGCAGACCAGCGGGGTGGCTGTGGACCAGCGCCACCACCTCACCCTGCATTTCTGCCTGCAGCCAGTCTTCCGGCGACATACGGAAATACGCCTCCGGCTCACCGGAGATATTCACGCAGGGGAAATATCTTTCCCCCTCCGGCGTGCTTACCACGAAGCCGCACGACTCCGCTGGCGCACATCGCCGGGCGTGCGCCAGAATCTCTGATTCTGTCTGTGTCATGGGATTACTGCGAAAGTTTGTTAATGGAAAGGAAGCCGCCAAAGTTGCCGACGTTATTGCGAAACTTACAGCCGCTCAGGCATTTGCTGCATTTATCCTTCGTGATATCGGACGTCGGCTGGTCATATTCATCTGCGACAGCCGGACCGAGATAACCACACTCATCACCGCGATAGGTCCAGGTGCAGGTGTTGGCCAGCATGATACGCCCCGGAAAAACAGCACCATCCGTTTCCGTCGGTGTGGACAACACAAAGGAGGCACTGACCGCACTCAGTTCGCTGCACTGCTCGATGCGCCAGCGGCTGATCACCTCCTGCTCCGGATCGGCGTCGCTGTTTCCGTTGACGAAGTTCACCGCATCCAGAAAACGGGCGTAAACCTTACGCCTGACCACCGTTCCGCCGACCAGACTCTGCAGGTCTTCCGCCATCCCCGTGACCATGCCGTGCAGGTTAGAAACCGTCAGTGTCGGACGGGCAGCACTGCCCTTGCCGTTCAGTTCAAATCCTGTCCCCTGAATGGGGTATGCCTGATACTGCCGCCCCTGCCAGGTAACCGGCTCACCTTTTTCGTTCTGCTCATTACAGAAAAAATAACGTTCACCACCGACCTCTGTCAGATCGATTTCCCAGAGCACCACCTGGGCTGACTGAGTGAGGCGTGTCGTCTCATGATGTGTTTCCTGTGGAATATCCTGCATCAGAGCCTCCTATGCCACGACCTGTTCAAAATCTGCCGTTATGGTTACCCACAGCGCCCCCACGCTTGCCGACCATTTACGACAAACCACCCTAATCGGTTTCCAGTCATAAGGTGGCGTCCACTGAAATGCGCGGACGCCACCGTGCCGTTCCAGAAAGGCTTTTAAAGATGGGTGTTCACATTTACGAACACGTATCGTCACGCTGTAAGTCGACAACTGGTTATTCAGTCCCGCCGCACGACGCTGTTCATAACCATCGCCCAGCTTCACTGTCACCACTTTCGGCTCTGATACCACATTCATATCCGGGCGCACTTTCCAGTGAAACGTCTCCATTACCGATATGCTCCACTTAACCGACCACCATCACGGGCCTGCTGTTGCATAAAGTCCGCTGCCGCTTTTTTCCCGAGGTCATAAACCGCCTTCAGGGCAGCCGGACCTATCTGCCCGTTCGTGCCATCGTTATTGATCTCGATGTTGTACTGCGGGGAAAACATCGCCATACCTGAACCCCCAATATCCGCCACACCCCCCAGCTTACCGTCAGCACCACGACGCAATGGCAGAATGGCTTCAGGTCCCGCTTCCCCCATCACACCCGCGCCTTTTGCAAAAGCAAAAAACGTCGGACGGTTAACCACCGTGCCACTGTAGCGACTCAAATCAGCCGACTGATAAACACCGCCATCAGCATTGGCTACAAAATCAAAAGGCAGCGCGGAAGCAATGCCTTTTACCGCTTTCATTAAAGCTATCTGAGCCATGATTCTGGACATATCTGACAGCACAGAAGAAGTAAAAGATTTGAAATTGAGTTTGCCTGTAGTACAGAATGTCGCCAGCCAGTCACTCATGCTACTGAACGCAGACGTGAACAACTGTTCCACTGTCCAGGCTGTGTTATCCGCATTCTCAGTGACATTCTGGAGTGCACGCAGGACTCCGTTTTTCCAGTTACCCTGAGCAATTTCAAGCTGTTGCCAGTAACGGCGATTCTCATTCAGTTGTCGGTTCAGGCTCTCCGTCAGCGCCTGCTCGGCCTTTCTGTAGTCATCCGTGTTATATGTCCCTTTCTGCTCACTATCCCGCCTCAACTGCTCCAGCTGTTGCTGGTATTTCTGACGAAGACTCAGTTGTACCTGATATCGCTGCCGCTGCTGATCACCCATACCCACCGTGGCGATATCCAGATTATGTTGTTGACGCTGAGCACGCTCTTCTTCAGCCAGTTGACTGGTCAGCTGAATTGTTTTTTCTTCAGCTCGTTGAGTGCCGTCTGTTTCTGAAGCTCCTGCTGTTTTACATCCAGCAGCGTCAGTGCCTGAATCAGTTCATCTTTACGGGCCAGCACACTCTTTTCATCTGCCGTCAGTTTTTTCCCGTCCAGGTCGCTGATGCGCTGCTGCAGAGCCAGAAGCTGTTTATGCGCTTCTGTCATCCTTTCCGTGGCAATGCCTGCTGACTGTCTGGCAGCAGCAATCTGTCCTTCCACCTGTGCCTGTTGCTGACTGTACTGCAGCAATAACCGGGTGGCCTCATCATTACGGGTTTCGCGTGTTTTTTTCTTACCGGATGCCAGGGCTTTCTCGTAACGTTCATTTTCACGTTGTATCGCCGCATCCCTGACAGTCTGATCGGCGTACTGCATGGCATTAATACGCGCAATTTCACGCTGATGTCGTGCTGCTTCCGTTTCATTCATCCGGTTCAGTGCAGCATTTTCAGCATTACGGCGTTTCTGTTGCTCCTGATAATTCCGCTCTGCCTGCTCTTTTGCATCCTGCAAATCCTTCTGGCGTTTTTTTCCTGAAGCTCGTTAAGACGCTGCTGATCGTACTCAACCTGAGAAGATGATGCCGTCCAGGGGAGTCTTTTCGCCCGCGACACTTTCTCCTGTAAAGCGGAAATCTGTTCATCCAGCGAGTCTTCACGACCAATATTCATGGCCGCATCCCAGAAACGACTCCATAAATCAGACAGATACTTCAGCGTACTGCCCAGCGCATTGAGGTTATTATCAATATCCGCAGTACGCCGACCGGTTTCCTCTGCCAGTGCAGACATGGCTATCCGTGCCGCATCACTGGACCGCCCCTGTTCCCCAAGGACGCGTATCTGCTCAAGCTGAGTGGCAGTAAGAAAATGCAGCTCATTGTCCAGAGCCTTCGCGGCATTTACAGGATCATCCTTCAGCCGCTTAAACTGACTTATGGTATCGCTGACCGACTGGCCAACCGATCGCTCCATCTGTGCGGCAGCTCTCGCCACCATACCGATATCGTTTCCACGAAATGCACCACTCCCCACCACCTGAGCCAGCGCACCGGCTGCAGCATGTTGCGTGATACCATTCCCGGAAATAGCACGACTGAGCGTCCACAGCTGCCCGGCAGTGACTCCGGCATAATGCCCCGTCAGCGACAGCTGGCGGTTAAATTCTTCCCCCTCCTTCTGACCGTCATACCAGGCTTTACCCAGACCATAGACAGCTGCGGCAATACCGCCAATAACCCCGCCCAGCATCATGCCTTTCGGTGACATCAGTGTGTCTATCCATCCGGCACGGTTAGCCAGCGTTATCCCGGATCCCCTCAGCGCCCCTAAATTGCCGCGGGCCAGTTCACCTATCAGAACGCCTATCTCCTGGCGGGCCGCTGCACTTTTCAGACCCAGCGAATGCGTGGCTTTTCCTGCCTGCTCCATTTTGCGGATATACACTTCTGCAGCACTGCTTACCCCCAGCTGGGCAGCCTTAGCACGAAGCAACTCAGAAGATGAAAGATTCTGGCGGGTTGCCTGCTCTTTAAGCTGACGGATAAACGCCACTTTCTGTCGGGTACCCTCTTCCTCAGCCTGTGTAAGAACACGGGTTTTCGCCGTAACCTCAGAAATCAGCGCCAGATAATCCTGCTGACCAATCCCGCCACTGTTTCTGGCCTGTCGGATCTGCTGCTGAATACGCTGTAATTCCTGCAGCCCCGCACTGGCCTGTTTCACACTGTCAATCTGACGATAAAACGCAGCAGCCGCTTTATCCTGAGCCTCCGCCAGAGCCATGGCCTGCGCCTGTTCCTCGCGCATTTTCTGGCTCAGCGCCTCCATGCGCTGGCGGGTTTTCTCCACCTCGCGGGCCATGCGTTCATGAGCCTGTGCGTTCTTCTCCACCGTCTGCGCATGGACGGATGCGGCTGTTGCAGCCGAAGAAGCCGCCTGCGTTGTCTGCCGGGCGGCCTGAGTCTGACGCTCCATAAAACGCTGCATACGGGCAGAAGACCGTTCTGCATCGCTGGCTGCACCATTCAGAAGGTTTTTGATACGGGGGATTTCATTTTTAAACTCTGCCGCATCAATCCCCAAATCAATGACCAGGTTGGCTATCTGGTCCATAACGCACACCTCCGGAAATACCTTCCCCAAGATGCATCAGTTCTTCGTCCGTTCGCTCCGGTATCCCGTTCTCTTCCGGTAAAAGGCTGAAATCAGCCACCGCAGCATCACTGCTGCCGGACACCATTCTCACGATCAATGCCTTCAGCGAGGCAAACTGCGCATCCATCCACACATCACTGAAGCTCTGCATCCGGAAATAATCGCCCCACTCACCAAGCTCAGTGGCCGACATTTCCGACAGCATCCGCCGCCAGTCTGCCCGCCGGAACTCCCGGGCAAGCCGCATGACAAACTGCATTTCCCGCGTCAGGACTTTTCCGGCGTCAGCGCCTCATGCTCATCATCCCCGGCATTATCAATGGTCCCCATACCGCTCAGCGACAGAACCATCTCCGCCCCCGCACCCAGGGCATCATACGACCATGTTGTAATAACGGATGCGCAAAGCGTCTCTACATCCTTAGACTGATCCGCATTCCACTGTGAGCGGGAAACCAGCCAGGCATTGATATCCATCCCCATCCGCAGAAAAGCAATCTGTCGTTCAGCCTCCGGCAGTTCTCCCTCTTCGGCATCAAACTTTGCCGTTCGCTGCTGAACAAACGCCAGATATTCAATTCTCTGCAGCCCGGACAGCTCACTGAGCACCACGGACTGCTTTTCATAATTAAACGTGCCCTGTTTCAGAAACATCATGTTCTCCACCTGAAAAAAAGCCCCGGATAACCGGGGCAAATGATGAGTATCGTCCTGTTAACCTGCGGCGCTGACAGCCACCGCAGCCACTGCCACAAAATCGCCGTCAGAAGTCATGCCCACAATGCTGACACTGCCCTGCTTCACGCCTTTCACCGTGGCCACAAGCCCGTTCAGGGTCACCGTGGCAGTCTGTGGATCTGTCGAATGCACACTGATCGCTTTGTCACTGGCTCCGTCAGGTTTTACTGTAAAGGTCAGCGTGGTGGTTGCTCCCACTTTTACACTGGCAGATGCCGGTGCCACCGTCAGCCCGGTAACGCCCACAGTTTCAGTGCCCTCCTCTGCCAGATACGGACGCCCCACACCGCTGATTTTCACTGTGCGGGTCATCACGTCTTTTGAGGCAATGGTTTTACCCAGTGAGCTCAGCCAGCCACGGAAAACATCAACAGTGCCGTTGGGATATTTGATACGAAACGCGCAGACTTCACCGGAGTCGAACAACTGAACCAGTTTTTTCTGCCCGCTGTCACCCGGACGCCAGGCCAGCGTCGCCGAAGTATCACCAACGGATTTCTGCCCCTGGGTTGTCGTTTTCCAGTCTGCATCTTCATCATCGAGATAAGTGTCATCTTCTGCATCAGCGGTCATTTCGCCAGGTTGCAGATCCTTCACCATCGCAAGACGCAGCCAGTCAGTGTCCGACAAAGGGTTCGCAAATGCGTCGCCGTTGCCGGTATACATCCAGAACGTCGTTCCCGCACCTTTCGTTTTTGCCAGTGGATTTGGTGTGGTCATTACCACCTCCTTAATTCGTGTACGTGATCTGGTACGTGATTTCCGCCATCGCCCAGGTGGCCATCTCATTATCACGTTGATAGTTAAAACCGAGTGGGATCAGGGTGTCGATGAGTCCGGAAAGTGCCGGTACATCATTCAGGGCCGGGAAAATGGTGCTCTCCATCCACATATCCAGCTCTGAATCCGGTGCTTGTGCCCGGATGAAGACAGCAATATGCAGAACAGCCTGCCAGTCATCTTCATCCGTCATTTTTCCGGTGTACTGAGCATCACTCAGCCACACCGACACGGCAAGCAGTTCCTGCGCATCAACAAATGCCGGAAGCCCGTCAAAAAACGTGGCGCTGTCTCCACACTGTTCCCGAAGGCGTGCCAGTACGACCTGGCGGATTTGTGTATGTCGGTTCATCGGGTCAGCCATAACCTCAGTTGTTGTTTCAGTGCATAACCCAACTGTTTCGGCATTTCCGCAGCAATGATGCGGTCGCGGGCATCTTCAAATGCCTGTGTCAGCGGTCCGGACAACGGGATTTTCACCACATCAATGGGGTAACGATTTTTGCCATCAATACGCCGCATCACATGCCAGCGACCATTCGCCAGTTGCTGAATAAACGCATCCCGGAAAAGATATTTACCCACCTTCAGCACACTGCCACGGTACTGCAGTTTTCCACCACGCCGGGCCAGTCTGACCCGGGCTGTCCCCAGCTTAATGGCGGGCAGATTGCCCCGGTTGACGCGGATCCTGGCCGTCATTTTTCCTGACGGACTGGCTTTAAACACCCGGACACGCTGACGTACCAGTTTCAGGGGTATCCCTTTCACCTGGTTATCTCCCGCAACGGTATTCCCGGCAACCTGCCGGGTGGCAACCGAGACCGCTTTCTGTGCCACACGGTTTATCGCCCATGCGCTGGCCTGTGGCACCATACGGGTATCAAGGCTGTTCAGATTGCGGATGGCATTCTCAAGCCCCTTCATCCCACACCTCTTTACTCAATAAAGATCATTGGCTTACCGTTAAAGCGTTCATGCCGTGTGACCGTCCAATGTTGTCCGTCATAAACAACGCGATCCCCGCGCCGTGGGCGGTATCCCAAAGAAAACACCACCAGAGAGACAGCAGGTCCGGACAGAGCATTCAGCTCTGCCAGTGTTTCGCCCGGGATCACAGCCATATCGACATCATTAATCGAGGCTGTCTTTCCCATCTTTCTGACCGTGATCGCATCCATACGCGCTGCCAGCCGAGAAAAGGGATCAGACATTGAGTTTTACCGGCACTTCTTCTGCACTGGTTCCGGCATCTGCCCAGACAACCCCGACCAGCGGATCAGAGCCGCTGTTAGTCAGCTGAACTTTTCCGGACTTCAGATAAACCTTCTTACCCGTTTTCATGTCATCCGTTTTCAGCTTAGGCAGGATAAACACACCTTCGGTCATGCCGTCGCCTGTTTCACCCTGTGGAATATCGGTCAGCGCCACCGCAAAAACATCACCCACCTGCACCAGATCTCCGCTGCTGATGGCTGCACTGGCAACAATCGCCACCGTTTTTCCTTCTTCTACAAAATTCTTTGCCATAACTGTCTCCGCACAGCCCCGTTCAGGGGCTGATTTCAGGTACAAAAAAAGCCCTTACGGGCCATCAGAGTTGTTGTCTGCGACGTTTACGCCGTACATTTCACCAGACCGCGGTGATCAACTGGCGCGACACCGGCGTCAATACGCACTTTCGTTGTCACGCCATCCACACTGAAGCCCTCCATCTGATCAATATATGGCGTATCCACACCGTTGAGATAAGCCACTTCAATCGTATCGGAGCCTTTGGACGCAGCCAGGTAGAAGGTGGTCTGGCTGTTATCATCAAGACGAGGCTCTGCAATAACGGTCGCAAAATCTTTCACCGGGTTAATAATACCGGCGTTAATGTCAGCCCCCTTGACACTTGAGGAGCGAATGACCTGGTTAGCAACAGACTCCATCGCCGTCGGTACCAGTACGAACGCAGGACGAATATTCAGATGACGCTCCCCCTCTTTCTGAACGCGCATCAACTGGCGGGCTTTATCCAGCGATGCCACGTCCATTGCAGCGCTCTCCAGTACGTTTGCATGTTTCGCTTTATCGAACAGACTTACATTATCTGTGGAGATTTTCGGGTTAGACGTCAGAATGGCATAAACCAGATCGGCAATAGTGGATTTCGCCGCACGGCCCAGTTTCATCGGGACATCGGTCAGCATATTCAGATCATCATTGATAATGGCCTGACGGGTGATACTGAACAGCTCGCCATAGGTCGCCAGTGCAATAGTGGCCTGTTTATCTCCGGTGGTGACGTATTTATATTCCGCCCCTTCACGCACCTGACGCAGAGCACTGAAGCCCCCCATACCCACACGATGGGCAATTTTAAAATCAGACAACTGACCTTTCCGCGTCCACTGTTCATAGGTTTCAGGGGCATCTTCCCAGCCCTGCAGAATGGCTTTGTTCGCAACATCCAGCAGAATATTACCGAAGTCAGACGTACTGTGTGTGAACGCCGCACCGACCATCTGCATCGGGTTATAACTGGAAACCCCAATACCCCGTTCAGTCAGTGACATACGGGCATATTCACGCAGGGTCATCCCGTTGTAGACATTATCACGTTCGGTTTTTTCAAATCCGGCACGCGCCATCAGCGCCTGGCGGATCCCGTCCCCCACAAAATTACCGTTACCGGCATAAATATGAGCCGGGGTATTTTTATTGGATGGCGTGGACTCGCGCCCCATCTCGTTCAACAACTTTTCGCGGGCCTGCTCCAGCGAACATTCAGGATCGGCAAGACACTGAGCCTGCAGCGTCTGATAACGCCCGCCAAACATGGCAAACAGATCATTAATACCGTTTACACGCGCTTTTTGCTCTGCCAGTACCTGCGCACGGATACTGTTTTCATCCACCACGGGTGCTGCTGCCTGCACTGGCGTCCGGGAGGCTGCAGGTTCATCATCCTGTACGCATGGAGCACTGTTGCGTGGCGGAGTAATCATGTTTCGAATGGATTCCGGCATCTTTTTAAATTCCTCTGTACGTTTTGACTGAATACATGCCATTGCCTTAACGGCTGGCGTTACCTGATCAGCAAATCCATGTGCCAGACATTCGGCACCGGACATCCAGGTCTCATCCGCCAGCATGGCAGCAATTTCATCGGTGGTTTTCCCGGTTTTCTGTGCATAAGCGGGTAACAGAACCGCCTCAACCTTATCGAGCAGGTCGGCATAGGTGCGCATGTCCTCCGCATCACCGCCCGTAAAGCCAAATGGTTTATGAATCATCATGAAGGTGTTTTCCGGCATAATGACCGGGTTTCCCACCATCGCAATGACCGACGCCATTGACGCCGCCACACCGTCGACATAAACGGTAATGGACGCACCATGTGTTTTCAGCGCATTAAAAATGGCGATGCCTTCAAAGACATCGCCACCCGGTGAATTAATATGGAGATTAATGTGGGTGATATCGCCCAGTGCATTCAGATCACTGATAAACTGCTTCGCTGTAACACCCCAGAAACCAATCTCGTCATAAATATAAATATCCGCGTCACTCTGGTGACCAGCCTGCATCCTGAACCAGGAATTATTCTTCGGACTGGTCGTCGGTGTGCTGTGGCTCCTGTCGTTTCGTTGCGGCACTGCTGCCTCCTTTATCACTGGCCGGATCGGTATCAAATACCAGATCCAGCTTGCGGTTTTCATCAATTTCGGCCTTGCGCCGACGTTTGACATCATCCGGATTACGACCACCTGCACGTACCCAGTCTGATTCTGTCGCCGCTCCACCACGAATCTGGATTTTCCAGGCCTCAGCCTCCTTAACAGGGTCAATCCACGGCATCACTGGTCCGGAATACACCGCGGTATACAGTGAAGAACGGTCAAGATCGCGGGGTAGCCTGATAACACCGGATGCCACAGCCTGTTTCAGCCAGGCACGATACATCGGGCGGGTGACGGCACCAATAAACCAGTCCTGCAGGATCAGGTAGCCATCAGTAGACTCAACCAGTTCCTGACGCTGGGCGCTGTAAGTGCCGTTATAGTTGCGTGCCGTACTGGAAAAACTCAGACGACTGCCCGCCGCCACGGCACGCAACTGACCATTACGAAAAGTTTCAAGGTTAGGATTGGGACGATCCGACTTCACCATTCCGATTTCTTCGCCGGGTTTCAGATCGTCGTAAATAATGCCTGGCTGAATGGTAAGCTCGCGTTCATTCTCCTTGCTGCCATTACCATCCGGTTCATAGCTCTGCCCGTCGCCTTTCCGGATGTACATCCCCAGAGCAGCGGCGATCCTTGCTGCAGTCAGCTCAGAATCTTCATACTCTTTCAGGGCACTGAGGCGGATCAGCACACCGGACAACAAAGACGTCCCGCGCATCTGGTGCAGACGGCGAACAAATTTAAGATGCAGCATTCGCTCTGCATCCACTTCTTTGGTTTCCATCTGCCGCCCGGATACGGGACGGCTTTTATACACCAGATATTTTTCGGGACGCCCCCAGTCATCAACAAACACGCCCTGATTCAGCCTGTTGCTCTCATCACTGGTCATGGGAATAAAGTCCGGCTCGAGCGCCTCCAGCCAGAAATGAACACCGGCAGAAGGCGTCAGGCTGTTTATGCGCCCGGAAACCATCTGGGCAAACACCTCACCATCGCGCAGCCAGGTACGCAGCATCAGACGTTCCAGCATCGGACGGGTAAACTGCCCGGTGACTTCCGGGCTGACAGACCATTCACTCCATCGGGTGCGAATCTCCGCTGCCAGATCACGGGCAATGGCCCCATTGCGTAATACCGGATGTGGCTCGACAATAATCCCGTTTTTCCCCACCACCCGTTCTTCCAGCTTGTCAAATACACCAATAACCAGATCGTGGTTGTTATCAAGGTAACGGGCCTGCTCACGTAACGACACGGCCCCGTACTGGCTTAACTGGTCGGCAGTTCGGTTTTCCCGCCGGGCTTTGTGTGTCCGCGTCGTTTTTACGGCCTCATAAGCCTGGATCACCGCACGGGAACGCAGCCTTGCCGCTTTCCATCCTGGTGAAAAAACGCCAATCACATCATCAAGAATTGCCATCAGAACCTCGCCAGCCGGTACCCGGGATGCCCCCGTCGTCGTGTAATCAGAGCCGCAAGGCGGCGCTCCCACTCCTGCCGTCCCTGCCGGATCTCAGATAAGTTTTCCATGGTCATCTGCTGACCATTAAAGGTGACGGATTTTCCGTCCAGCACCGCCATTTCAGCTTCCGTATAACGCTGAATCATGGCTTCGATATCATTCTGGTTCATAACCATCCTCCGGAAGTCAGCCAGGGGTTAACATCGTCAGTTACTGTTTTCTTCCGTTTTTGTTTTTTAACAGGCGTGGATACCGGTTCCGGTGAGGGTGACGGTTCGGTACTGTCCGGGACACACTCCAGCCAGGTTTCCCGGCTCGCCCACTCCGGTGCATCCGGCCAGCGGATCTTTTCGTATCCATGCAGAATGACCAGAGCCTCGGCATACACCATCAGGTCAAAAGCTTCGTTGGCACCGCGACCCGGCTTACTCCATTTCCCGTCACTACTCCGCTCTTCATACGTCAGTTCGTCGTAAAACCAGCTCCCCAGCCAGTCAGGGAAATGCACATAGCCGGGACCTGGCGAGTCACGCCATAACGCGTTATTCATCCGGTCTTTCAGGGCATCCGTCTGAAGAAGCCAGAGCGGCACATCACCTGCGGCCTGCGCCCGTCGGCCCGTTCGTCCGGTGTTATCAGGGAATGTACGGGTGATCAGTTTTGCGCGCCGGATGCTGTCGCCCTTAAACAGGTAAATACGTTTACCAAGGCCATCACGACGGCAACGACGCCAGAATTTATAGGCATTATCAGTGACCCCGTCTTCACCGCCGGAGTCCACCGCCATTGCCATCAGTCGCATTTGTTGAGAAGGATCGGAGGCCAGCGGCCAGCTTTTATGAAAAACATCCGTCAGCAGGACATCCCAGTCTTCCGGATAGCTGGCCGGATCAATTCGCTGGCTCTCCCCGTCGCTGTCACCGCGCAATGACTGCGTGATGTTGTAACGATCAATAATCCAGCGTTCGCCACGGCTGCCATAGCCCGTTACCTGAACCACAAAACGGCGATGACGTCCCGCCTGCACATCCACTGTCGCCACAAGAAAATTAACGCCATCCGGCACACTGCGGGAATGAACTGGCTCTGCCCGCTGCTCAAGCAGTTCACTTTTTCGTTGCTCCATGCTGGCGCGGGGAAGATAAGGTAATCCCCAGTCGGTGTTGATAACCGCCCTGAGTGTTTCTTCACTTCCTGTCGCTTCATACTCCTGTTCTGCAGTCAGTAATTTGTAAACCAGTTGCGCCCAGGTCTGATACGCAGCAGCTGGCCCTTCCATCCAGAAACTGGCGATACGGGAGCGGCGCGGTTCACCGGAAACGTTGCCGTTACAATCAATGACCTGACCTTCACGCAACCAGACTCCTGCACTATTGAGCTCACGCTTTTTCTCCGCAGTGATAATGCCGCTGCAGTGCGGGCAAAGTAGATACGCCGCCTCACTGGCTTTAAAGGGATCCGGTTCATTACGGTAGCCGGTCATGGCATCCATGGCTGGCTGAAAATATTCACCGCAGTGCGGACATGGCCAGTACCAGCGGCGGCGGTCACCACGATTGTAAAGGGAAAGAATACCAGTCGTCGGTGGCGCTTCATGAGGCGACTTACGTCGCCATTTGCTGTCGCAGATGTCACGTCCCGGCGAGCTCTCCACCAGAGTCATCCCGGAGGACATAAATGTGGTGGTACGTTTTGAGGCCAGGGAGAAACCATCACCCTCGCTGTCGATATTCTCCGGAAAACGGTCGTAATCGGTTAAGGCGACAAACCGGTAATCCGACGACGACATAATGTTGACCGAGGGCCAACCAATTTTAAGGAACGAGCCATCCCTGAACGTCTTATCATGGACATTATTGTCATTACGACGTGGACTCATTCTTTTCTTTACCGCCGCACTGCTTCTGAACGTTCTGTCGAGGCGCTTTTTTGAATGCTCGCGGGCCTTATCTTCGGTCATCTGCACAACGAGCATGTCCGAAGGATCGCAAACGATGGTATAGACAATCCATCCATCGATCAGACCAATGGTCTTCCCTGTTCGCGCAGGACCAACAAAAATCACCGCATCGTATTCACGCGATGCCAGGCAGTTCATGGGCTCAATGATGTAGGGTGTCAGTTCAGGATCCCATGGCACCGAGTTACCAGCCCCCTTGGGAACACGCATGAATTTTTTAACAGCCTCCGAAATCGGCATGCGACGTGGTGGAGAAAATCCTGCCGATATGTCCCTTCCCAAATTTCGGGCTGATGAAAAACCCATTATTCCTCCTAGAGACTCTCTCCTTCCTCATCAGGAATTAATTCAGCAGCACAAGCCTCGTAGGATTTTTCCTGAAGAGTGTATCGCAGGTCATCAATGGCCTGCTGTACAACGCCAACGGCCTGAGGAGTCAGGGCGCAATCGCGTTCAAGAACATCCGGAATTGTCTCCAGAACCTGGACGACAGCCTTTCTCATGGACGAATAGACGATGACTACTTCATCAACGGGGATGAGTTTTCGCTGCTCCTTTTCCAGCTTGATCCTTTCATTTTCAGACTGGTACCAGTCCTTTCTCTCTTTCGGCTCCATACGGGATGGATCATGAACAGAGTCTGCTGCCTCATGCTTCACACTAAACAGGGCTGGCCCGACATGCTGCAGGGCGTAAACGGGGTTCCCCCTGACAGTCGCAGCCACAGGAGTGTTGGCCGCGAGAAGCCGTTTTTTTACTGTGTCCCGGTGAAGCCCAAAGGCCTCAGCGATTTTAAAAACACTCCAGTAATAAGCATCACCGATCCCGCTCACATTTGACATAAGCAACTCCATCTGGCAGGTGAAAATCATGTTTATTTATATATTTCAATTAATTGTAAACTGGTCTAATGACAGGGAGAAAAAAATATTGTACAGGTAAAAAGAGAAATAACTTTTAATTATCAATAAATTACCAAACATGCTGCCGCCGCCATGGAAATGCAAAAACTAGCCTTTTTCCGCGACGCTCCCGCCCCGTGGCAGGCCACCCCACCGGAAGGACCCGCCAAAATGAGAGTGATTATCACCATTGCTGATGAATAAATTGATGAAAATCATTGAAACGCCTTTCAGCAAGATAACGGCGACGGTCGTTGTTGAACTCCGTAGCTCTGCTACTAAGGTTAAAAGCATGGCCATCTTTTGCCACCGGCAAATCTTCAATGGATTTCCCCTGCCGGTTTTTTATTCCTCACATTATCGCAGCCCCTCAGTGAAGGGCTGCTGTAATGCCTGCTCTTACTCAGTAACGACCGCGCCTTCCGGTAATTTCATACCGGCAAATACCGGACAGCCCGGGGATCGTTATCTGCAGCTGGTTAGCCAGGGAGTTAATCTCAGCGACCAACACTGGCTTCGTATAGCGCCATGCCGCCAGCCCTTGTCCACAGAAGCTCGCCATATCTTTTTTCTGATCAAACTCATGACACTTCATATTGAGCTGCGCACTTAAGCTGTTGCGATGCTGAAGTTCTCCGGTGAAGTAGTCATCCAGGACTTTATAGGCTGCATATTTAAATCCGGGGTTTAGCCATGCTGCATAATCATAAGCAACAAACTTCCCGCCATATGTTCCACCGTGTACACCGCGCTCAGTAAAAACCACAGATTCGTGTTTTTTCTCCAGCTACTTAATGCGCTGGGTGCGGATATATTCCTGCGCCCCTTCCAGTTGCTTCTGCATCGTCATCAACCGTTCTCTGAGGGTGAAATAATCCCGTTCAGCGGTGTCTGCCAGTCGGGGGCTGGTTGCATTATCCATGCTGGTGGGTCCGGTGGCTTCACGCACGGCTGCGGAGCAACTGGCATTGACCCGCAGGCGCTTACGACCAGCGGCAACATCAGCGCGCAGAGTTTCATTTTCAGTTTTCGCATCGGCTAACTCCTTCGTGTATTTTGCATCGATCGCAGCAACATCACGCTGACGCTGCTGCATGTCAGCGATGGTGGCGGTCGCCTGCTTCAGCTCACTGACTTTTTTATCACGCTGTTCTTTGTAGGCGATGGCGTTATCACGGTAATGATTAACAGCCCATGACAGGCAGGCGATAATGCAGATAACCAGAGCGGAGATAATAACGGTTACCCTGCTCATTGTTGCCCCCACAAACAGACTTCACGCTCAATCTCGCGGCGAGTCATCAGCCCTTTCCATTGCTTACCGCCAGCGTATGTCCAGCGCCGTAGCTGATCACATGCGCCTTTGATATCGCCCTGGTTTATTTTGCGAAGAAGCGTCGATGTTCTGAAATTGCCAGCGCCCACGTTGTAAACGAACGAGTAAAGAGCGCCGCGCGTTGTTTCCGGTATATCGACGTTGATGTACGGGTTAATTTGTCTGGCGACCGTGGCAAGGTCTTTATTCAGGAGGGCTTTGCATTCTGCTTCGGTATACGTTTTACCGAGCATAATGTCTTTTCCGGTGTGCCCGTAACATACAGTCCATACACCAACGATATCTTTATATGGTATGTAGCTGACGCCTTCCAGACCATCGTTACCACTTGGGCCAGTGATTAACACAGATGCTATAGCAATAGCCCCGCCACCAATAGCCGCAGCAACGGCTTTTCGTAATGATGGAGGCATTATTCACCTCTCGCAGCCTTACGCTTGTCTTCTCTGATTTTGAAGTACAGATTTGTCAGGTAAGTCAGAAAGCCCAGAACCAGACTTCCCAGCACACCAATCGCAGCCCACTGTGACGGACTGACCTGATCAAGCCACTGTAAAAACCAGTAGCCAGCACTACCAGCGGATGTTCCGTAGGCAATGCCAGTAGAGATTTTGTCCATTGATTTCATAGCAACGCCTCCGCCAGTAACGGATTGCGTAGTTCTTATATTGGGAAGGGGAAAAAGAAGGCCGCAGCGTAACTATCACTAATAAATTCAGGACAGCCAGTGGCTACGGCTCAGTTTGGGTTGTGGCGGCCGGAATCGAACCGGCTTCCATCGGTGCGCTGCCGATTGCAGTACGCGCGGCGGTCAGCTATATGACTAGTATTTTCACTATCGCCTATCTGCTAGCTCGCCATTGAGCTTCACCACAACGATAAGAGCACTGCGCGGCACCTTTCACCAATTCCGCGAGGTCTGCGGGTTCAATGCTCTTACCTGTTGTGCAGAAAAAAAACCACACGGCAGCGAGTTTAAGCTGTGTGGCGAAGTTACCTCTCTTCACCAAGTATTCGGTAATAAAATAACTTGTGGTGTTCTCGTTTTTATGCCGATAAAATAAACGGTCCACTTTCAAATGGAGCGATTCATGATTTTTCTCAGAACTGAAAACGGCATCGAGAAACTTGAAAACTGGGAGGAAATTATATCCAGACCAAACTTTGTCACCACTATAGACAAAGGAGTTCAACAACTTGAGGAGATAATTGGTTACTACAAATTTAAAGAAGAAATCCACTGTGGTCTAACTGGTTGCAACCAACCACATCAAATGGGTTATATTGTAAAAACATCTAGTGGCATTGAAACCAACATCGGAAATAAATGTGGTAAAAACGAATTTGGTGTGGAATTTGGTGAAAACGTTCTTAGTTTCAATAAATTTATGCAACTCGAAACCAATCGGGAAATTATTAGCACCGCAAAAAGTAAATGTGAAGCGTGGCAAAAAAATATTGAAACGATACGAAATATCAAACCCACAATAGATTATCTATCTTCTACCATCGAAAATAGTAAAAATTCCAATTACTCCGGAAGACTTGGTGCTACAGAAATTCGTTTTTTGACCAAGAACCAGACAGGCCTTGTAACCCTTTCTGAAGTGGAAACTGATAAGAATACCAAAACAATTCTGTTCGCAATGAATGAACACATGCGCGAGTCTGGAGAGGCAATAAGTGAATTCTACATAGGAAAAGTATCATTTAGTCATGTTCTTTTACCAGAAAACAATCTTCGTGATTTTTTTGTTGCGCTCAAAGAAGATCTAAAAAAAATTCAGTGTATTGATCTACAAACAGCCCCAAGCCCAGAAATTTCTAATGTTGCCAAAATTGCCAGTTCAATCGAAGAACGAATCAAGCGATTAAAAAAACTGAAACATGAAGCCAGTAAATTCCTAACTAAAAAAAATCTGCGTCCCATCGCAAACAAAATAAAATACTCATCGACAGCGGATGAACTTGAATTCCATAATTTCGAACGCTTTTTAAAAGGGCTGAAATGATAAAAGCCCCGAAAGGGGCTTCTATCAAAATCATTTACGCATTATTCCGCATGCTTAAAAGAATACATGACAGATTCGGACAAAATCAAGTGCAATGTCGCAAAAACCCTAAGCTTAGTTCACATCATCACCAAAACTTGTCACATTCTGAAAAGCAATATCGGCCTTACGCTCTTCCTGGTGGCAAATGTCAACCAGAGAATCAAGAAACGGCTTCCAATTACGCGTCCATGTCCTGACATGTAGCTCGGGTATCCGCTTCAGTACAACTTTATATACTGTGGTAGACGGTACCGTGGAAAATCCATTTCCGCTGCAACGTTCGCAGATTTTAAACACTGGCACACCACGCTCGCTTGTGGCTTTGCGGTCCAGTACCTCTCCCTTTCCACCACAACGACACCTGGCACTTATCACTCCCTTCCCTTTACATACATCGCAAACGACTGGTACAACTTCCGTTACCTCTGTCCATTTCTCCCAGTCTGACGGTCGAACAGCACGGGAGCGACTGGCCCAATATGGTGCTTTACCCCATGGGTATGAAACCTTACGAATGACCTGCTTACGGGGTGTTAGTCCGGTACCACTGCAACTATGGCATGTTACGCTGGTGTCCGCCGATCGGGAATACTCAGCAAAAGCAAACTGCGCCAGTACCAGCATACACCAGCCAAATTCACCACCAGCTGCTTTACGCACATTCTTCGGTGCAATTTCCATCGCGTGACGCGCCAGCGCTTGGACTGCCATCTGCTCATCAGTCTTGCTGATACCGGCCTTCCCGAAGAAGGCCGCCAAGCCAAACCGTTCACGATTGCTGGTGGTACCAATAGCCGCCATAACATCGGTGCCTGTAAGACGTTCCGGAGAGGTTCCTTTCACATCGTCGCCGATATACATTCCCTGAGGACTGAAGTATTTTAGCGATGCCTCAAGCTTCATTATTCACACTCCCCAACCAGATTAAGAATAACCGCCGCGCCATTGTCTTTCATATATTCGCCCTTTCCGCTTGCCAAAAACCAACGACACACCTCCACTGCTTCAGCCCGTGTCACCGGTTTGATGGTCATCAGCAATTTTTCAAGGTAGCGCTCGCGGTCATATACCGATTCGTGATGCTCAGAGTAACCATACTCATCGCCCTGTTCTTTAGACGCAGTGTGGCGAACACTGTAGAGCCAGTCCCAGTAAACAAACTCACGAACTACGTCTGACAATGTATGAGGCTCTGGCAGTACATCACGATAGCCATCAACATATGCACGACGCTGATCATCAATTTCATTCATACGGATGCCATCAATTCTGCCCGCTGTCTTCTCGGCTGCAGTCCAGCCCCAGAGATGATCGTCGATAAATTTCTGGGAAGACTTGATCACTCGCTCGGCTTCCACATCTTCGAGTGCTGCTTCATAGCTACCAAACGTAGCCCTGACTGATGTTGCTTTTTTGATATTCTCCCGGGCGATCCTGATTGCCTGTGCCGGGTTATCCATGCCGATGGTACCGAAAGCAATCTGGAAAGGATCACCACCATTCGCCAGCAGATAACGCGAATAGCGTTCCTGGGCCTCTTTTGGGGAAATTTTAATTTTCACCAGCGCAGCCTCAGCAGCATCCAGATGTGCGGGTTCGTTCAGACGGATAACCTCCAGCACCCAAAGATAAGCATCAGTCTGCTTATGCCCGGTGATTCTCCGTTGCTCTGGCAGGGGCTTGATGTTTGCGAGGGCGGAGCTGTACGCTGCCGTCGGGATGGTGAATAGTGCTTTATGTTCGTTGTTATCAGTACGCATTACGCAACCGCCTTTTTCTTATGGAAAACCAGCTCTCGAACCTGATCACCGTTCATGAGCATATTGTTGAAATCATCGTGATCCGGCCAGTACACGCTCACGCGCTGCAGGTCATTCTTTGCCATCAGATTGGCATGAGCACATTCGCAAGCCGCAGCCAGCCCGGTGGCGCTGATAAAATTTGATCTGACTCCACCAGGACTGTTTCTCTGCCTTCGTCGACTGATGCTGATTTTTACCCAGCTTATTAAGTTTGCGGCTAGTGTCAGTATCAACGTCTTCACCTCGCAGCGGCTTGTGTCCACATTTCGGGCAAACATAGACGCCAGCTGGCTTCATGTAGTGGCATTGAGGGCATTCATGTGGCAGTTTTTCGGCCCGTTCCTCAACTGCGCGGCGCGCGCTTTCCTCCATGCCATCAGACTTACCGGGAAGATCGTCGTACTCGATTGAATCCGGATAACCCAAACGGTGCACGGTGCCGCTGTGATCGAAGATAAGGCAGGACGCTTTACCCGGTGCGGTGCGCAGCCCACGCCCGAGTGCCTGCAACCAGCGAATTTCGCTTTTTGTTGGCCTGGCGTAGATGATGCAACGAACGTCACTATCGAATCCGGCTACCAGAACGCCCACACTAACGATGATTTTCGTTGCACCGGTTTCAAAGCGGTGAATGATGGTCTGGCGCTCATCTACCGGAGTGTCGGCGGTCATTACCTCAGCGTTAACACCCGCCAAGTTAAACTGGATTGTCAGATAATTGGCGTGAGCTACGTTGACGCAGAAAGCGATGGTAGGTAGATCCCGACCATTCTCCAGCCAGTTCTGTACGATGTCGCCCACCAGCGTAGAGCCGCACATGATTTCAGCCAGCTGTGTTTCGTTGTAATCGCGGCCGTACTCAAGCGAAGATGTGGTTTTAACACCTTTCAGATCCGGCTTAGTTGGCGCGTAAAATTCGTATTTACTCAGATCGCCACGCTGGATTAACTCGCCGATGGTGGTCGGCTTAATCAGTCGGTCATAGTATTTGCCCAGGAACGGAGAAAACGGAGTACCCGACAGGCCAATCACCTTTACGCCTTTGCCGCGCAGACGTTCGATATCCTTCAGGATGCGTTTTTTACGCAGGTGCGCTTCGTCGATAATCAGCAGATCGATATTTTCAGGAAAAACACGACGAATAAGCGTGTCAGCGCTGGCAATCTGAATTTTCCGGTCCGGATCGTAGTTCGGGTGATCCGCCCAGATATAACCGATTTCATCTCCAGGTAAACCATACTGCACGAACCGATTAGCCGTCTGACCAATCAGGATGGTGTACGGAACACAGAACAGAACACGCATACCACGGCTGACAAAACCAGCAACTATGAAGGCTGCCAGACCCGTTTTACCGCTACCTGTTGGCGAGTAAACCATGAAGGTGTCGTTTGCCTTCCAGTCACGGCGCAACATGTTTAGCGCTCGCTCCTGTGCAAAATTCGGCGTGATTGTCAGCTGCATTGTGCTGTCCCCGCAGTGATGAGATAATAATTTTGTGATGTGGTTTTCATGGATTCCTCCTCACATGGCTGGTGGTCTCCCCAAAGGCTGCCAGCCCCTTTCCGAATCAACTCACTTAAATTTCGTCGCACGAATAACGTCAATTCCGTTCTCGCTATATCGAAGAGGGTGCTTACCATCCCTGAGCAGGACAAAGCCTGACATCCCCTCAGGTAGCTGAGCCAGCTTCATCAACGAACGGTTGCGGGGAGACTTCTTATCGACCTCAATGGCACACTGCTGGCCGTCTGATGATGTAACCAGGCAATCAATAAACCCTTTACGACCACCGCTAATGCTGATGCTGAAATTGCGTTGCAGATGGTATCCCTGAGACTTGATTTTTTTCTGCATCACATAATCGAAAACGACTTTGTCATCGGAGCGAATGAATTGCTCTTCCAGGAGAGTGATTAAATTTTGCTTCAGGTCTTCACTCATACTTTTTTATCCATCTTGTACTAGCTTTCTGGTACAGCCGTTTTTTCAGGGGTATCCCCCTTTAGATCGAGATCTACCTAACCTATGTACCCGTCTGTTGGAAAAGCCTGTTCCAGTGCTTCGCACTAACACACGGGCACTCCTCCCCCTCCCCTCCTCTCATTGAATTTTGTGCGTACTCTTTAACTAGTACAAAAATGCAATGAGATTTGGGATTCAGCCACCGGACACCTTTAAGCCCGGTACCAATCAGGAGCGCGATTGCGTTCCTGCCAGGGGCGGCTGAGTTGTATACCCCTGTAAAGCTCTGCCCTGATTTCTCACAAACAAGCGGAGCCTTGTGTTTGCTTCGTGCCTTGCTCTGTTCTCCTTGCGGAATGAAACAGGCTCAGCGTCAAAAGTGATTTCGTATACCTCCGCATATTTCAGGGCGACCTTCCGTCTCAGTGACGGAGGCAGCCCCTGTAACTGCTGCTGAATCCACTCTTCGTCTGCCTGGCAGTGCCTAGATGGCATCTCTGTCTGAACGTAATTCTGGGACATACAAGCCCTTCATCATTCGTTTTTCATAACTGCCGCATTTGTGGCTGTGTGACTTCTACGTAACAAATCAGGGATTGCATCTTCAGGATGGGGATAAAGATCTGGTCTTAACCCATGAGGAGTAACTTTCCATTCCACAACTTCACATACACGCAAGACGAAACGAGCAGGAATTGTTCTTTTTGAAAACCATTGGTTCACAGCTTGCGGCGTAACGCCTAGATTTCGCGCTATGGCATTTTGTGCAATTAGCTCACGAAGTGCGTCGTAATCATTTCCTTTCATCGCAACCCACCAATCTAAACTTTATAAATTCAAGATTACATCAAGTTTAAATTAACATGCAAGTCCACAAAAGATCGAATACACTAAAATCAAGTAAAAATTTATCGAAACCAAGTAACCAGCAAGGATTAACAATGAAAAACTTAAAGAGCACTGAAAATCGAATTACAAAGCTGCTACAGGAGAAAGGCTGGAGCCAAGCAGAGCTGGCCCGAAAATTAGGTGTCAGCGCACAGTCCGTACAGTACTGGACAACAGGAAAAACATTTCCAAGGGGAAACCGGCTTGCCCAGTTATCCGAAATAAGTGGTTATCCGCAATCGTGGTTTTTAGGAGAAATCACGTCACGGCAGTTCTCTTCAAAGGAAAAACATCAAGCAAGAACTGACAGTGTGGTCTTTAACGTGCTCGATGTTGAGTTTAGTTGCGGCGATGGAACACATGTCCGTGGGGACTTTATCGATGTAGTTCGCTCAATCGAGCTTGATCCTGAATATGCCCGTCGCCTTGTTGGCAATAGAGCATTTCAAAACATAGAGATTGGTAACGCAAGAGGAGATAGTATGGCTCCAACAATAGCCCCAGGAGATCTTCTTTTTCTCGATAAAACAGTGAATTACTTTGATGGTGATGGCATTTATGCTTTTTGCTTTGATGGTGAATGCTACGTCAAAAGATTACAAAAGATAGGAAGTAAAATCATGGTGTTATCTGATAACCCAAATTACCAATCCTGGAGCATTGAAAAAGATGCTCTTGAGCTGCTTTATATCCAATCGAAGGTAATCTCATCTGTTCCATTCAATATAAATAGATTTGGTTAATTATTGATTATTAAAGAAAAATTTACAAATCAAGTAAAAGAGACGCAGAAATCAATTTTTTCTTGACAACTCCATCAATCAAGATCTAACATCACACCATCAATTTTGACTTGATTTATTGTTAATTTTAAATTGATGGTGATTCAATGAAAGATCTGACAACCGCTGAGATATCGAACTTAAACCACTTCGAAAAAGAATCCTTTGCATTAAATATTGCAAATCTGGTAGGTGCTGCTCGTACTTTCCATTTAATTGATGGTGATCGCTCTAAAGAATTGGGGTTTGAAGTCATGGAGTTTGTTCATGAATACGCCCTGTCTGCTACTTATCCATTACATAATCACATAATCAACAAACAACCAAATAAAATCCGCACCCAACGCGAAGCCTGCGGCTTAACAACCGCCGAACTCGCCAGGCTGCTCGATCTCGATGAAGAAATTATCATCCAGTGGGAAAGCGGAGAGTACGAACCAACCATCAGCATGCTTATCCCTCTGGCTAATGTTCTTGGCTGTGATCCAATGTTGTTATTGACTGATGCTTATAAACAAAATCAGGAGGAAGCATAAGATGAAAATGTTCAAAGGCCTTACCAACGAACCGGAGACAGCTTTTCATCACATTGCCGTACTGCTTGAAGCGGGGTTAATCATTTCGGCTTCCGGTGATGAAGAATGTGATGAACTTTCGGATGATATCTTTTTACTGGCACAACAATACGCCAAAAGCGCATGCGATGCATTTAAGGAGCAAAGAACATGATAACTCCATTAAATATTCTTGAGGAAGTGGCGGCACAAATAAAAGAGAATACATCAATGCTTGAATTTATATTTAAGAATTCGCCCGACCAAGGAGAGACAGACGATTATTTATGCTGTCTCATTCGCTCCATGAATAAGACCTGTGAAATGGCTTACGAGTATATAGAAACACTACGCAACGAATAAAGAACACTCAGTAAAAAATCACACATAAAAACATGACGGCCTCTGGTCGTGGATTTCCACAACCAGAAAATAATGGTGATGCATGAAAAATAGAAACGCTTATAAAACCGCATTATTAATGGCTAATGCAGGATACTGGTCAGTTGCAATACTGTTTCTCAGAAAAGCATACGGGAAATAACAAATGGCATGTACAACCATTTATAAAGATCGTCGCCGCATGGTAACAGCGGCACTCCGGCGGATGCAACGTAAAACAGGTAGTAATCTGCTCGTCGTTGACCTCCCGGACGGAGAAATAACAACGATAGAAATAACTGAACAGTTCATGAACCAGTTGTTATTACGATTTGAGGGTCTTACCCGTGTTGAATATGGACGGACGGAAGGAGAAGCAACAATCCGTACCGCATACCAGAATGCCATCGGTATTAATCAACACACGGAATATCTCACTGAATCAGGGAAACTGATAGTGGACGGCCTTTTAAAAGAGGTTGTTGACTACGTAAAAGAGAAATATATCAGTGGAGGAATTAACTGATGTCTGATTTATCCCCTCTTATACACGAAAAAGTACAGATCATTATGACGATTGAAAATGGTCAGGTAATAAATACCCGTAAAGTTCACAATAACGAGATGATTGCCAGCATGGATACCTTCTTATGGATAGCAAAGAAAGCGGGATATCAGGTAATCGCTCCTGATCTGGAGGAAATCGGTGACATTAACAGCAATACGAATTCCTGAGTGGGTGCACCTGCAGGCGGTCCGTGTTCTCCGCCAGTTCAGAGCCAGACGAATTCATCCCTGTCGTATGCACGGCTCCGGAAACCTGAGTCTGAGGGTTAATCGCCGCTGGCGGCTGCTGTCCCGAGACGGCGGCCAGAACTGGGAAGTAATGAGCCATGAACGATACAGCAAAGTTAAGGACCGGAAATGAACAATAAACCTTCAAACCAAAAGGAGAGTATTGATGATTAATTCAACCATTACCCCTGAACCTACATTAACAGGCATCCGTTTTGGTAATCGAATTATTGGTTATTCAACTGCGGTTCGCCAGATCGACAACGGTAACTATGACAAACGAATTCCGGACGGGCTCGATCTGATAGCTTGCATTATGGAAGGGATTGAAAGCGGCTGGTTTATGCCGTGTATTGAAAAACAAATCATCCTATGGCGCTGGCTTGTTGTCGCCGTGTTCATTGCTGAGGAGCAGGAGAAGAACGGGACTGTCGATGTTCAGAATGACAAGGGCGGCGTAGATACAGCCGTTGTATACACAGGAAAACCCGGTTCAATCAGCATTTATCCATGGTCTGAGCGCTTCGCGCTCGCTAACCATATCGAGGCGGGCGCAATTGAAAAATACGGGCCTGACGTTGGCCAGCAGATGGCGCTGCGTATGTATCAGGACATGGTTGTAACTGACGAGAAATGCGGATTCAGGCTGTCAGCGATGGGCCGGGAGGGACTCAACATACTACATGACAGCTTCATTGAACTGATTCAGAAAGACGGTATGCCAGACATGCCGGTTATGCACTGAGGTGGACGAAAATGAACATAGTAACGATCAATAACAAACAGCTTCCGGCAGTCGAATATCGCGGTCAGCGTGTTGTGACGCTGGCGATGATTGATGAAGTCCACCAGCGACCGGAAGGAACAGCGCGTGCAGCATTCAACCGAAACCGTGAGCATTTCATCAGCGGTGTGGATTATGCCGAATTAGGTGCGGACGTAATACGTACGGACCTCCCGGAAGGAACATTCTCTAAATTTGCACCATCAGGGATTGTACTTTTTGAATCAGGTTACCTGATGTTGACGAAGCCATTCAATGACGCCCTTGCCTGGCAGGTTCAGCGCGAACTGGTTAACAGCTACTTCCGCACTCGCACACCGCTAACGGAAATCGAGATGATCGCTGCGATAGCCGCCGACGCTGTTCGTCAACAGAAGCGCCTGAATCATGTGGAAGAACAGCTCGAAACAGTCACAGAAGCGGTGGAAACCATCAAACGCGGAAATATGCGCGCCGGATATGTCGGTTATCGCCAGGTGGTCGCCAAAAGCGGAATGACTGATGCTAAGTGCCGCAATCTGGTCAATGCCTACAGCATCCCAACCGATACGCACGAATTTATGACACCAGATGGTCTTCTTTCGCGCCGGGCTATCGTGGAGCTGGAGCCATTCATGAAAGCATTTCATCAGATGATGTCAGAGGCAGAGCCACGTGGTACCCGCTGGTATCACCCGAAGATGGGGCTGTTTCAGGTGATTGGTTGGGAGGGTAAATAATGTCACTCATTACACAAAATTTCCGCCTCAATGCGCTGGCAAATCAGTATGCGGCGGCACTGCACAACCACATATCCGCCACCAGCGGTGGTCATTTCCTGATTAATGTCAATGGGCAATCCATACGAGTAAACATCATCGGTGGGGTTAAAGGCATCAGGGACTTAATCGATGGTTATGCTCTGAAGGCTATCAAAGAAAATTACCCCCAATGGGAAGCCGTTGGTATTCAACTGTTAAGCAAATGCGTTCGTGGAAACGAGCTGACGCAAAGCGGCAAAGAAATCTGGCAGAGCATGGTCAACGACATGAGCGATACCGTTATGGGGAACATGTAAATGAAAATCCAATACCAGGACTATGGCGCCGTAGCGAACATCGTGATCACCAGTTCCTGCCTGACATTGCAAAAGCATAACCGCGTTGTTGATGCGGTGCTGTTTAATGTACAGGGGATCTCTGAAAACCGCAGCGGCTTTTTCTGGGTTAAGTCATCGTTGTCAGGAAAAACACGCGACATCCTGCGCGCCTACAAAATCGTACAGCGGGAGGCAAAGTGATGAAGTCATTCCTCCTGTCCATACTGTTTAGTCTGCTGCTGGCGTCCGTCGTTTTCGGTACGCTGATTGAATATAAATTTTTAATGAATTACTGAGGTGCGGGGTGGGCAAGATCAAAAACCCAGTTGTACTTATCCATAAGCGAGAAAATAGTGACTCCTACGCCGTTACAATCACCTGCGGTAGCCAGAACTATCACGACGCCGTTCTGATGGCGTCGATGGAACTGGATATGAGTGACGATGATGTCGATACCTAGAGTAAAACAGGCTATTACATGGCTGAAGAAATCGAGCGACTGAAACAAGCACTTTCCGCTGCGGAAAATAATCTGATTGATTCCGAATGCCTCGTAGCTGAATTAAGCAAAGCAAAGGATCACGCATATGGGCTGGTCGACACATACGACTGGCAACGTCAGCGTCTCCACGCAGCCGCTGAGAAAGTCCTCAAATGGTGCAGACAAGAAGCTGAACACCGTACCGGCGATCCAGAGAAAGCAGAAAACTATGCGTGCGTTAAAGAACTACGCGACGCATTAACTTTTTGCAAAAGTTCTGAAAGCAGCAAGAAGAAAGGCCTGACTATCACCCTGCCCGATATCACATCAAAGGCATTCTGGAGCGGTACCGGAAAAAACGCAAAATTCCATCCGGCAACCTATAAACGCTGGGTGAAAGAAGCTATTAAACGGGATTGTGTTATTGCCGGGATCGGCGTGGAGGTGAAATGATGAATTGGCCTGAAGCATTCACCGCAGTAGGAGTTGCAATAGCGGTGGCATTTATTCTGTATTCGCTTTTCCGCTGGGGATAAAGGAATGTTCGCTCTGATTCAACGTGGTCAGATATACACCGATAGTGCTGGCTACCCGATAAAAATTATTCGCTGCATAAACAACACTGTGTTGTACAGAAGAATGGATGGGCGAACACAGTCGGTAAAAATAAACGATTTTAATGAACTGTTTGAACGGATCGATCACCAGGAATACCGACAAATTCTGGCAGAAACAGAGCAGGAAGCTCATCTGAAAAAATTACGAGCCATGAAAAGGAAGTAAAGAATGAATAAAGCATTTGAACGATGGGTCCACCAGCGTTACGGCAATCGCTATGACCTGACACGAGATGTTGACGGTTTCTACTGTCGTGAAATTGTGAAACGAATGTTTGAAGTGTGGTGCCACTGCCGTGGGCTGAGTGTTGTGTGAGGTTGGCATGCAGACAATCATCTATCAGATAACCCCCAGCAAATGGTGTACGGAGAGAGTCCTCATTGCATCAACAGGGCTAAAGCCTGGCACCATTGAGCGGGCAAGAAGAAAGTCATGGATGCAGGGAAAAGAATACCGCCATTACGCTGTAGAAGGTGATCCGGGGCACTACAGTGAATGCCTGTACAACATCGAAGAAATTATGCGATGGATCGAAAACCAGAAACAACCAGGTGCCAAAAATGCAAGTTCCGGTTAACCTGTTAATGCTCCTGGACGTCTGGGAGGTTTAATGAGTAACGCATCATACCCGACAGGCGTTGAAAACCATGGAGGATCACTCCGTATATGGTTTCACTATAATGGCAAACGTGTCAGAGAAAACCTCGGTGTTCCTGACACAGCCAAAAACCGGAAGATCGCTGGTGAACTTCGCACTTCCGTTTGTTTTGCAATCAGAATGGGGAGTTTCGACTACGCCGCGCAGTTCCCTAATTCCCCTAACCTGAAACACTTTGGTCTGGGAAAAAGAGAGATAACCGTTAAGGCACTTTCGGAAAAATGGTTGGACCTTAAGAAAATTGAGATTTGTGCGAATGCACTTAACCGTTACCAGTCAGTAATTAAAAACATGTTACCAATGTTAGGTGAAAAAAAACTGGTTTCATCCATAACAAAAGAGGATTTACTTTTCGTAAGGAGAGATTTGTTGACCGGTTACCAAAAGCTTTCTAATGGAAAGACTTCTTCCATAAAAGGGCGCTCAGTGGTCACGGTAAACTACTATATGACAACCATAGCTGGAATGTTTCAATTTGCAACAGATAATGGTTATACCTCAGGAAACCCATTTAACGGTCTGGCTCCCTTAAAAAAGTCCAAGGTAAAACCAGATCCTCTCACCCGTGACGAATTTATTCGTTTTATTGAGGCTTGCCGTCATCAACAAACAAAAAACCTGTGGATTCTCGCTGTATACACGGGTATTCGTCACGGGGAGTTGGTATCGCTGGCATGGGAAGATATAGACCTTAAAGCAAGGACTATAACCATCCGTAGAAATTATACAAAACTTGGCGAATTCACTCCACCAAAAACCGATGCAGGCACCGGAAGGACAATTCATCTGGTTCAACCAGCTATTGATGCTCTTAAAAGCCAGGCGGAAATGACCATGCTTGGAAAGCAACATTCTGTAGAGGTGAAGCAGAGGGAATATGGGAGAACTGCTGTGCATAAATGCACTTTTGTTTTTAGTCCTCAGGTAACAAAACAGCAGCAGTTGTCCGGACCTCACTACAAGGTTGACTCCATCAGGGAGTCATGGACAAGTATCTTAAAACGCGCAGGTCTGAGACACAGAAAATCGTACCAATCCAGGCATACTTATGCATGCTGGTCACTTGCCGCAGGAGCTAATCCTAGTTTTATCGCAAGCCAGATGGGCCACACAAACGCACAAATGGTATTCAATGTTTACGGAGCATGGATGAAAGACAACAATCACGAACAGATAGAACTCCTTAACAAAAGACTATCTGAAAGTGTCCCATGTATGCCCCATAAGAAAGTTGGGTAA